TTAATCGAGAAAAACTATGTTTTCAGTTTCTTCGTCAGCATTGTGCAACTCAATGTAATTGCCCGAGATTTTGAGGGGAAGAGGCTGTCCGTCAATAGCAAAAAACAATCGATGCATCCCGGACAGCTCGCGGTTGTAGTTGTCTACAAAGTCGGCCGGCAAAAGTTCTTCCTCTGCAAGCAGTTTGCTGTTGCTCCGAGTGTCAATAGCCAGCACCCGCTCGGAAAATATAGCCGAATGAAGCGACATAAAATCCATGGGAGCAGGCCGCTCGTGCCAGTCATTTTCCATAAAAATCCGGAAGCCCTGTACCTGTGCAGTAAAATTAGCAGTGCCAAGAGTGAGCGGATATGTGCCTGATTCCATGTGTAGGTTTCTCTCAATTTCGTCCATCGTTGTCCTTGCGGTGTCGCTGTCACTTGCGGCAGATAAATAGAGGCGGTAGCACACAAAATCTGTCCGAATATCCATGCCCGTCACGACTTCAAAGGGAGTTTGGGTGTGTCCTTTTGCCCCTTGAAAATCGCTTGAATTTTCCACTTTGAGGTGGTTTACACGGTGAAACGTCTTTTTAAGTGGCGTGAGAATACGTAGCCCGACGCGCAAATTGATACTCGAAAGTTCGCGGTAATAGCTGTCGCGTGGTCTACCGAGCATAGCTGCTAGCATACCCATTACTGCGGTTCGGGGCGGCAAAGTGTACGAGAGTGCAGTATTGTTTGCGTAATATTTTCGGAAATGGGCAAACTTTCCCACTAAATCAAAGCAGATATATAATCCGCAAAACCAAAAGTGCATAAAAAAACGCATTTTATAGCTGCATTTCGAGGGCAAAAATGCAGTTTCTCAGGGACTTTTAAAGGTCTTTAAAGCCCCTGAGAATCGCGTAAAAAATTCCTTCACTAAATGAGGTGCGAAATACGTCAGTAATTCCGCACTAAAACTTCCGTTTTTCGCTTTCCTTTTGAGCCTGCGGACTTTGCCATGTCCCTGAAATCAGCTTCCCAATTTGGATTTAATCCCAGATGTAAATCCAACAATTCAGATGGATAACAGGTAAGAATGAACTTACCCTTGACATTTGAAAGTGCCTTTAAAAGGGCTTCAAAGTCCGTTTCAGTGTAACCACCATAATGTCCCATATTGGAGTTGAAATATGGAGGATCAATGAAGAAAAAGGTTTGCTCCCCATCATTTTGATCAATCACATAAAGTGCTTCTCTACGCTCGACAAAAGTGTTTCTAAGTCGGTCAGTATAAACTGGCCCAAAGCGATTTGCTTTGTTGTAAAAGGTTGCAACAACCTTGATGTCTCTACCGGGAAACAAACATTGGTTATCCAAAACTGCATACATGCTTGAGTTCGCCAGAATGAAAAACGCCCAGGCACATTGCAAGGGTGTGAAAAACTCCTGACTCTGCCGGATTGCAGATGCCTTTTGATGGCTTTCGCGGGCATAAGGTGTTGCGTCGATCATCATTTTAAGGGCATCGAAGTCAGTCTTCACCACCTGATAAAAGTTGATCACAAAGCCATCGAGGTCGTTAATGATTTCAACTTGACTCGGCTCCTTTGACCAGTAAACGGCTCCACCTCCAAGGAATGGTTCAACATACCTGGTATGCTCGGGAATCATCGGCAAAATGACTGGTAAAAGTGTTTGTTTGCCACCATAATAGGCGACAGGAGGGCGCAAATGAATGCGCCCTCGAGTGTTGTTTTTGTGTTGCATTTCTTAGCTTAATTTAAGCCTCAAAATAGAAACAAAAACGCCCTCCTTTTCAGTGAAAGGAAGGCGTTTGAATATCATTTATCAGCCTCAATTCCTCAGATAAAAATAAGGTATTCCACGATTGGTTACGGGCACCTCTTTAAAAAGGAGTATAGTTCTGATCCCTGGGTCACCACCGTTTGTCGCCTGTCTGCAATCAAAATCGGTAGTGGCTGTGCCTCCGGTTGGAAGAAGTCTATACCCAACCACAAAAGACATGTCGTTTTGCGCCAAGTTTCTGTACTGCGCAGAGCCTGCAATGATCCAGTTTGCCGTGGCATTGGCCCACGTGTTGTCATCTTGAGACCCCAACACTGCCAGCGCCACGACATCATTGTCAACCGTTGTCTGCCCGGTCTGACTTACAAGAAAAGGCGACGTTGGAGCAGCATAAGTTGACCATGCCCCATCTTGGTCAAACCACCAAGTGCTGGCTGCATTGTCCGGTCTGAATACGTGCATTGCAACACTTGTACATACCGCTGAGGAGAAAAAAACTGAAGGATCGGCTGCCCAGGTGCCGTCAAACCTAGCCCAAAATATTTGGGTAGTAATCCCGACGCCAATAATAGCCATCCCTGACGCAATCCACGTCTGACCTCCATCAGTATTTATTGTGATAGACGCAGAGTTGGCTCGCGCTTGACAAACCAATATGACCAAATCGCCTGCCAGCATAGAACCGGGAGGGGCGACCGACACGACAGAGGTCGCGTTAGTGCCATTGTCATCCGGAGTGGAGGTGCTTGCAAAATACGTTTGCGCTTTTATGGTGCCTGCAAACAGTAAGGCCAGAAGAATGAATAATCTCATTTTTAGTTTATTTTAAAAACCTTTTGTGATACCACAGCAATCCCACTTATTGTCCTCCGCGTTAAAGAGGAACGCGAGATACATTGTACTTCCTGCCACCGTAGCCGCAGGTGCAGGGATTTCAGTAGAGAATCGGTATGCGGCATTCCAAGCTAGCGTCCTGCTTGTGCCATTGTCTTTCACACGGATTAACAACGTTTGACCATTTAGGCCGGTGCCTGGGTTACCAAAGGTGGCGTTGACAGCAAGAGCCGTAACAATGTAAACATCATCCGTGCTTTCGTTTGGAGTTGGCGTTGAAGAAGAAGCCGTAGATGTTACCCGATTGACCACTTCTTTATTGGTCAACGTTTGCGTAGACGAAAGCTGTACTATGTCAGTCCCAACGTCAATGGTTGGGTTGCTTGACACACCGTTCCCGTTATTGATCAAGATTTTGTTTGTGGTACCATTAATCGTTCGCTTTACATACGAGCCACCACCTTGGTCAATAATTAAACCTTGAGTCCCATCCATGAAGGCAAACCCATTGATCTTTGCATCAAAATCTTGTTTATCGGCAAGCGCATCATCTAAATCCGTTTGATCCGAAAGCGTCCCTGTAATACTCCCCCACGTCCCGCCACCGCCACCGCCAAGCTCAACCCAAGCCCCGTTCTCCCGGAATCTGAACTTGTTTGTGGTATTATTGTATAAAATCCCGCCGTTTGCGAGCGGTGTGATAGCTCCCTCTTGAGTGCTGTTCATTATCGGAGGGAAGAACATTTCTTCTGTAGATGTGCACGTGAAACCGCTGGCTGAGACCCCAAATGTGTTTACGTTATTATAAGTCATCTGAGCCTGTGAAGACAGGGCAGATACAGCAGAGTAAATGCTAAAACCTGCATTAAATCCTGTCAAGCTGGCTGCGGAGTTGCTGGCTGTGAAGTAGTGCTGCAAATTCTTACTTCTCAAAAAAGAAGAAGAAGACCCGTCATTCACTTCCAGCCCAGCGTTTCCTCCAGCAAAATCGAACCTTATTACAGCAGAAGCGGGGAGAACGCCGTTGGTCGTGCCAGCCTGAAATGTACCATCTCCACCTAATAGTCCATTATTGTCCGTTGCAAATGAAAGGCCGCCAGAGCCATCCGATTTTAGGACTTGGTCTGGGTCGCCGTCAGTTGTTGGGAGCGTCAAATTATAGTCCGCGCCAAATGTCGCGGGTGCCTTTAGCCCGATTTTATTGCCGCCTGCCCCGGAAGGTTCGTAAATAAAGAACGTCGAGGCCGCAGTTCCACCACCGACATGTACATCGCCCCCGCTTGGATTCAAAAGAATGGAACCCTTTGTCGCATTGGTGGTGCTATTTAAAATAAGTCCACCTCCGGAGGTTGTGCCCCCATTCAAAGTCTGGCTCGTGCCTCGCCCAAGCAGTAATGCGTATTGGGTGTGGTCGTCGTCACCAAGGCCGGACATTGAGCCGTGATCGTTTATGATTTCAGAGGTCAGGGCGAGCGTTCCATTGACGTTTGGCAGAGTGTAAGTCCTGGTCGTGGCAGTGGATATAGCCGAAGCCTCGAACGTAGCAAGTTTGGTGTTGTCTGTGTTATCGCTCAGCGTGAAGGCGTTGTCACGAAAGCGGTTGCCCGTGCCCGTATGAGTCCAGTTGCCAGATATCGTCTCGGCTGAACCAACCCGCGCAATTATCGTCCCGTCGGCAATGTCTGTCTCCGGAATGGTCGACGATCCGGTGAAAGCGCTGGTGCCGTTTCCCTTCAGGTAGCCAGTCAACGTGCTAGCACCGCTACCGCCCTTCGATACAGGATTTACACCCGTCACGTCAGCGGTTGAAAGGTCAACCGCGCCATTGGCCAACTCCGTAGCCGTGACCGTATTGGCTCCGATTTGCAGGTTCGACAATGGGCCGCTCAGGTCGCCGCCTGATGTGGAAGCCGTTGTCAAGACTGCTGTTGTGACCGCCAACTCGTAGCTATTGGCAACGTCGTCGTATGTTTTCTGAATGCCCGTTCCTGGAACAATCAGAGCATTCACTCGGTCGTCAACTCGCTCATCCAAGTAGTACAGGTTCGAGCCTTCTCCAATGTCGCTCGTGGTCGCGTCGGCACCAGAAGTAACCAAACCCTTTGCGTCGTAGGTAACTTTGGTTTTGGTGGCACCCGTGATGGGCGTATTTTCATCAACCTTACCGTCAAGAGCCGTTTGTAGGTCAGTCTGGGCAGATAACGTGCCGCCAATATCGCCCCAGTTCGCACCACCACCCCCAGCCGCGTCCGCAGCTGGAGCCCAGTCGGTACCGTTCCACTTGATAACCTGGCCGGACGAAGCACCAGCCTGCGCGATCTTTGCCATAGTGACAGCATCGTCGGCAAGCTCTGCCGTGTTCACCGCATTGTCCGCAAGCTTTGCGTTTGTGACCGCATTGTCCGCAAGTTCGGTCGAGCCTACCACGCCAGCACCCAACTGAAGGTTGGAAAGCGTACCGCTTAGGTCCCCGCCCGCTGCGTCGGATGTCAGCGCGAGCGTTCCATTGACGTTTGGCAGAGTGTAAGTCCTGGTCGTGGCGGTGGATATACTCGATGCCTCGAACGTAGCCAACTTCGTATTATCACCGTTGTCGCTCAGGGTGAAGGCGTTGTCCCTAAAGCGGTTTCCGGTGCCCGTATAAGTCCAGTTGCCCGAAATTGTCTCAGCTGACCCAACCCGTGCAAGTAACGTCCCGTCGGCAATGTCCGTCTCCGGAATCGTCGCCGCTGCGGTAAATGGACTGGTGCCGTTTCCCTTCAGGTAGCCATTCAACGTGCTAGCACCGCTACCGCCCTTCGATACAGGATTTACACCCGTCACGTCAGCGGTGGACAGGTCAACTGCTCCATTGGCCAACTCCGTGGCCGTGACCGTATTGGCTCCGATTTGCAGATTGGACAATGGGCCGCTCAGGTCGCCGCCTGATGCCGATGAGGTTGTAAGCACATCTGCTGACACGGCCAACTCGTAGCTGTTGGCCACATCGTTGTACGTTTTCTGAATGCCCGTTCCTGGAACAATCAGCGCGTTAACCCGGTCATCAACACGCTCGTCATTGTAGTATAAATTCGAGCCTTCTGCAATATCGCTCGTGGTTGCGTCGGCACCTGAAGTAACCAGACCCTTTGAGTCGTAGCTTACTTTGGTTTTGGTGGCACCCGTGATAGGCGTGTTTTCATCAACCTTGCCGTCAAGTGCCGTTTGTAGGTCAGTCTGGGCAGATAACGTGCCGCCAATATCGCCCCAGTTCGCACCACCGCCTCCAGCCGCATCCGCAGCTGGAGCCCAGTCGGTACCGTTCCACTTGATAACCTGGCCGGACGAAGCACCAGCCTGCGCGATCTTTGCCATAGTGACAGCATCGTCGGCAAGCTCTGCCGTGTTCACCGCGTTGTCACCAAGCTTTGCGTTTGTGACCGAATTGTCCGCAAGCTCGGTCGAGCCTACCACGCCAGCACCCAACTGAAGGTTGGAAAGCGTACCGCTCAGATCGCCGCCAGCGGTGGAAGCCGTTGTCAAGACTGCGGCTGTAACCGCAAGCTCGTAGGTGTTGGCTCCATCGTTGTAGGTTTTTTGAAGGCCGTTGCCAGCAATCACCAGAGCGTTCACTCTGTCATCAACTCTTTCATCCTGGTAGTACAGGTTCGACCCCTCTGCAATATCGCTCGTGGTTGCGTCGGCACCTGAAGTAACCAGACCCTTCGAGTCATAGGTAACCTTGGTCTTTGTCGATCCTGTGATGGGCGTGTTTTCGTCAACCTTGCCGTCAAGTGCCGTTTGTAGGTCAGTCTGGGCAGATAACGTGCCGCCAATATCGCCCCAGTTCGCACCACCACCCCCAGCCGCGTCCGCAGCTGGAGCCCAGTCGGTACCGTTCCACTTGATAACCTGTCCAGAAGAAGCACCAGCCTGCGCGATCTTTGCCATAGTGACAGCATCGTCCGCTAGTTCTGCGGTGTTAACCGCGTTGTCCGCAAGCTTTGCGTTTGTGACCGCATTGTCCGCAAGCTCGGTCGAGCCTACCACGCCAGCACCCAACTGAAGGTTGGAAAGCGTACCGCTTAGGTCCCCGCCCGCTGCGTCGGATGTCAGCGCCAGCGTTCCGTTTGCGTTTGGCAAGGTGTACGTGCGCGTTGTACCAGTTGCAATACCGGATGCTTGAAACTTGGCTATTTTAGAGTTGTCGCCATCATCCGTTATGGAGAAATTGTTGTCACGAAAGACTGTATTACCTATGAAAGTCCAGGCTCCCGAAATCGTTTCGTTGCCGCTGATTCGTGCCAAAATATTGTCATTCTGAATGTCAGCTTCTGGTATCAGCGCCGATGCGGTGAACGGACTGGTCCCGTTGCCCTTCAGATAACCAGTCAAAGTACTAGCTCCGCTACCGCCTTTCGATACAGGGTTTACACCAGTTACGTCAGCGGTGGACAGGTCAACTCCTCCAGTTGCTATATGCGTAGCGTTGATACTGGAATTCAAAATATTAAGCGGTGAAAGTGCTGTACCGCTCCCTGTGATCGGTCCGGTCACGGATGCGCCCGCCCAATCGAGTGGATCACCTGGGGTTCCATCACCTGTCAGATTTGCACCTGTGGAAACCACTTGATCGCCCCAGTCATCGCCACCGCCGCCACCACCACCGCCGCCGCCGCTGTTGTTTAGAACAAAGTCCTTCACCGCTTTCGCGGTAGGGATCGCATTGTGCGTTGCGCCGATCAGCGCAGTGTCCGTCATAATCAGTGTGACTTTCTGGCCATTTAGCCAGAATTCAGTGGTTGTTTTAATGACATCGGTAAGGATGGTCTTTTTCTGTGCGTAACAGCCCAGGCTTGCAAACAGAAAGAGCAAAATGATAAAGTGTTTGTTCTTCATTGAAAAATCAATTTAATGGACCATGTTCCGGCCAGGCCGGAGAAATAGATTGTTGTTGGGTTTTCAAGGTCAAAGTCGAGGGTGTAAATCCCGGCAACGCCACTTGGCACATTATCATCTGGCAGTATCTCGCTGCCGCCATTGGTTGTGCCAATTTTGAAATTGGCCATGAGCGACGTGGACTTGATGCGAACCTTGTACAAGATGTTCCCACCTGAAGTGGAGTGGTTCACGCTGCCTTCCGACCCAGACAGCACTACGGGGCTAAGGCTGCTCACCAACGATGCATCAGCCTTATCATTCAGCGCGGCAGATAAGCCGGAAATCACTGACTGAGGAATGGATTCATCCTTGTGCCAGTATGAATCCATCCAGTCGTGAAACTGCGATTGAAGGGGTTTTAAACCCGTCAAAAACCAAGCTTTGAGAGTGCTGATCGGTCTAAGTGCCATGTCAGATTATGCGTTGTATGAATACAAGTACCCGGTAAGGTGGACGGTTTTCGTGAGCATTGCCACCACCAGTGAGTGGCATCGGTATCGGCGCGTCGCGGATATTCACTTCGTCACCCGAATTGATTGCGTCAAATGCGCTGGGCGTGTCGGGCTGTGACACCACGCTTTTTTTCAGCATGCCAACCTCTCCAGCGGCGATAGTATCGCCCGTGTGCCTGTGCGCTGGCATTTCGGCTATTGTCAGCGTGTGTGTTTTCTCCCCTCCGTTATTACCAGGAGTGTTGTAGTTCACGTCCCAGAGGTTCCCGCCCGGGTCGGAGATTCGTCCGTCGTAAGCAACCGGGAAGCGGCTGCGCATATCAAGGGTGCCGTTTGCGCCGTTTGCCAAAGCCCATCCCTTCAGTTCCCATTTTCCCAGTCCGGTGCCATCAAAGGAGCTTGAAAGTGCGGCGCGCATACGAATGTCCCCGATCGGGGCGGCTGCCCTCGTAACCACGTCGGCGAGACGTTGGCTAGTGTAGGGGTCGAATCGGATGAAGTTGGAGGGTGGTGCGGTGTTTGTCCAAGTGCCATCATCTTTGAGGAAAGCGGGATACCCGCCCGAATAGGCTGGCGCGGCGACAAACTTTCGGTTTATGACCGCCGCACCCGCGCTGATATCGCAGGTGGACGCGCCCGTGTCAACACTCGTAACGGCCATGCCGCTGAGCACAACCTCGGGTTCAAAAAGAACCGCATCGAGGAGGCGGTTTTGAAGGTTCTGCACCGATTCAATGCGCTGCAAATCAGCAAAGGGAAATTGAACCGCCCCGGTACCAAACCGTGCCTTTCGGTTAAAATATCGCTGCACAAGCGTACCGTTTTGGTTTGCCTTTGAAACCACCGTTTCCTCAATGAAAAAGTTGGTGGCCACTGTGCCGCCCTGAAAAAACATTAGTTCTCCATTGACCATGATCCAGCCGTCAGAAACTGCTGATCCTGCCTGAATAACGCCTGATACAATCACTAGCTCGCCAAACCACTTACCAAGCCCGTTAAGGCCGGTTGTGTAAGCTGCTTGCATGAAGCCGAGTGTTGCATCGGATTCAAGCGGAAAGCCATTAGGCTGCGTATTAAAATCTGCTCTGTTCATTACATTACAAAAATGTCGTAAACTAATTCGTACCGCTTTGTGGGCAGTTTGTGTTTATCCAAAAAAGCCCTTATCGCCGCTTCTTGAGGCGGCAAGTTGTTGGGTAGATGGACCGTAAAGTCGCTGCTCGCCCCCGATATAAAAACCGGAAGGTGAAGCGGCTGATTCTCGCTCTCCAGGAATATGAATAATTGCGATCCACTCACCGAGGCGGTAATATTGATTGCCTGCGGTATAGGATCAAAAATTCTATTTAGGTGAAATTCCAAGGATCGCACCTGTCCTGTAACCCTTAGATCATATCGGGTTTTGGCTGTGAACATCACAAACGTCTCGTTCAACTTGCGGACACCAACTAGCAGCGCATTCAAAAAATGCAACATTGCGACCTTTCGGACCGCTGCCGGCAAAAGCCAGTTGATGAGAATATTGATATCGAGCGCGTACATTAGTCAGCGATGAAATTTAGCACCAGGTCGGTGGAGGGGTCGTAAAATTTGAGAAAGCCACTGAAGGGCTGGTAAAAAACATCTACCCCACCAAAGCTCGGGTCATCGTCGCGCCTGGCCTGACAAAGCCGGATCTCGGGCACATTGACGCCCTCTACTGCCTGCATCGCATCCACGAGCCTTGCTTTCACAAACTCGCCATCAAAAGGCAAGGCGCGCAGGTAAGCCTTTGCAGCATCCTGGACAGGAGTGGCCGATGCGCCGTCGAGCCGCTCGCCGGTCGCGCTGAGTATGGTCGGATCGTAGTACACATCAACCTCGATGCGCAGCCGATCAGCGTTCACGCTGCGGACGTTTAGTACAACCCCAGCGTCTTTGATTTCTCCAAAGTAGGCGTTCACCGCAGCGGCCTCGCCGACCGATAGCGGAGCGAGTTCGCCGCTCGTTTCTTTGGCCACCTTCACCGTCAGTAAGCCGTCAGGGGTTTCCGTAACGGCTGCCTGTTTTACGATCTTTTGCGCCTCGATGTCGTCAGGATCAAGGCCGGTGTTATCGTAGTAGTCTTCTCCAGCCACAAGCGCAGCCCCGTGCTGATAGGCAAGAGCTTTGTTTCTATACCACCTCAGGGTGTGGGGTTTTAAGTCAGCTGCGATTTCGGCCACTTCGGCCTTAAATAAGTCCCAAAGGGACTCATGCGCCCAAATTGCAGACGCTATGACGTATGTCCAAAGCCGCCAAATGGCCGTTGCACTCGTGCTCGTCAAGCCGCCTAGCGTTGTATCGGCTTGTACGGTTGCGATGATTTCCGCTTGTATATCTGCAATTGTCCTTGCCATTACTGTACGATAAAGTCTTGTTCAATGATCCACCAACCAATCCCGTCCCCGTAAGGGACAATCTGACCGGCTGCGGGCGAGTAGCGTCCGTTTTTGAAAAAAGCCACCGTGCGTTTGTCGCTTGGGTTTGGCAATGCCAACACCTGCCCAGGATTCAATAATGCTGTCATAGGCAGGCCATTTAACGAAGCCAGCTCAGACCAAGCCGACAGGCCTCCGCAATGCTCTATTGCAATATCGGCTAAGGTTTGCCCTGGCTTAACGGTCGCTTTACTCATAGTAGGCTTCAATTTGAAGTTTTTCAGCCTTGCCCTGGACGGACAAAACCCTCATGCCATCCACCTCAAACTGTCGCTTTATTTCGGCATTAAAATCTCCAAAATTCACATCGTCGTTCAACCAGGACTGCGCGCCAACCCCACGCGTTGGGAATTCCCTGAACTCGCCTTTTTCACTCAAAATCAGCAGGGCCTGGTGTTGTTGAGTACTTTCTCCAGCAACAAAATCGCCAGTTGCGATCTTGATATCATAGTCCGTGTCAAGTAGGAGGTCGGTCATTTTAAAATCTGGTCAATCTGTATTTTGATTGCGTCAAATGCCGCGAAATTGATTGGTGGAGTGCTGGGTGCTCCTGGTGCCGCGCAAGTCACCGTTATCAGTTTTATTTGCTCGATCAGCAATCCAATTTGAGTTTTCAGATTGATGGCATTTCGTTCGATCAGCACCCCATCGTTTTCAACGGAAACAACAGTCAGCCCGCGCTGTGCTGTAATCTTTCCCGCATCAACAAACCAAGTACTTTGCCCGGTTTTGAATGCGGCTTTGGTTATTTCGCTAGCGACCAGCACCGCATATTCACCAGGACTGTTGCCAATGTTTCCGATCAAAACCCAGCTTCCTACAGCTGGAACCAATACAAATCCATCGTCTGATCCATCTACCGTTGCTCTCAGCCTTACATCGAATATTTCCAACTCGTCGGAATCTTCCACATCGCAGGTCAGGACGGATTCATTAACCGATTTGACCTGCGCCGGGAAAATCGTCACTGTTTGGCGATTCTGCACGAATCGGTGCAGCGAGCTTTGAAATTCTTCCTTTGGGTCGCTCATACTTTTACTTTTATCCCCAGTTCGATTTTGCGTCGGGCGCCATTCGTGCCGTAGGTCGTGGTCACTTTGTCTATCAAGTAATCGCCCGCACGTTCGCCAAACTGCTTGTCGCTTATTCTGGCCACGTTGCCCACCTGGGCATACGGAAGCAAGAATGTGGTCAATCCTCCCTCGTACCCGGTGAACTTGTATTTGGCCGCTTCGGCCAAGGCCATTTTTCCCAAATCTGAGGCTTTGTCCAGGTCGTAGAAATAGATTGTACGCAGTTCACCATCTTCGTCCCCGTAGGTTTTTTCGATTTTGGTGTTGTTTTTCAGGATATGGACAGCTTTGACTTTGATCCTGGTGTCCACTGCATTGACCCACTCCAGGTCATTTTCAATCACATTTTCGCCCAGCCCGTATTTCACCACCACTTTGTCCGTGAAGCTGGTCAATCCAACATGAAGTTTGTTGAAATTGGCCATGTACAGCGTAAGCCCGTAACGTTCCTTAAGTTCCTGCAATGCCGATGCCGCTGTCACATTTCTAAGAGTATAGGTTTTAAAACGGATGTCAGGTATCTCCCCCCGCAATTCGACTTTTGTACCAGATAGTATTTCCTCCAGAAGGTCAGCCAAATCCAGGTTCTTAAAACTGCCTTTGCAATTCTTTCGCCGAAGTAGCCAAACCGCATCTATACACTCAATTTCAAGCGGCGTTCCCGGCTTTATTCGGCTAATGAATCCATAAAACTCTTCCTTCAAATCCCCATCATAACCCAAATTAATTGCAATTTCGTCGCCCACCTCAAATTGCTTTGCCGTCTCAACTTCTGTTATATATTCAGCCTCGCGCACCATTCTTGCCGTGGCTGGGATAGTAATAGTCGCTGTATTTTCGAGCACTTTTGCAGATGACTCTATTTTGACAGCATTTACTCGAGTGAACTTTACGTTACCCTTTTTTGTCAAAACTTGTATGTCAGCGTTTAGGACGTACATCAGAGTTCAAGTAAAAAGTCCTCGTCAGAGATACAGGTGAACTGATATGCCTGGGCGTGTTGGATCCCGATCATTTCGGGCAGCTCAAAGCTGGTGATCACCAGCCTGTAAATGCCCAGTAGGTTGGTCAAAGCGCACATCACATCAAGGGACTCATTGGTCTCATACAAATCTCTCAAGGCTTTTACCTGGTCTTCCGGGTACACCAGTTTGCTTTGGAAATTCAGCGCGATGCCACGTATGGTCACCTGCCAGTCCTCAATAGAAATCAACTCTTTTACGGTTCCTCTCCGGGTGCTTCCTGCCAGCGGCGTCTCCACGATGTTCTTGCGGCTCGATATTGAAATACTTGGCTCGTTGGGAAGGATCAGCCCGCCCAGACGCATCGGCATAAACAGCGTACGACCATCAGGAAGCGTGGTGTTGAGGCTATTGCGCACCTGGACGAACTCCGTCCCTTCATCATCGCTGGAAATTGGCAAACCCTCGAAATCGAGTTCCTGCCGAAAATCAGTGTCGTTTGCCCGGGTGCCATCAAACGGCTTGCCTCTTCCAAAGCCGAAAGCCTGGTTAAAAAGAGTGCCTATGTCGAATGTACCGAATGCCATTATTTGCCTTGTTGCTGGTTTCCTGAATTGATGACCTGAAGCATGAGCTTCATCAACATGGCTTCCACCTCTGTTGAACCTTCCTTCAGGTTGGTGGTGTGGATCGTGATACCTCCCTCATTAAGTTTGCCGACGTTGATAGTCACATTACGCTGGCCACCGCCAGTAATGCCATCGGCTATCTTGGAAGCCTTTTTTTCGCCATTGGTAGCAGATGGGCTACCGGGTTGGCCAAATTTGGTATTGGCCAATGCGCCTCCAGGTGTATTCGAGGATGCTGCCAGTTTATCACCACTATTGTCTTGATTGAAATTGGCTACGCCCTTGTTCCATCCATCTGTAAATGATTGTCCGATGCGGTCGCTGATGGATGGCCCAGAAATGTTTTTATTGATTGCGCGTATACCTTCATTGATGCCCTCACGCATCATGGTCAAGTCACGCGAGAAAAATCCGATTATAGCTTTAGAGAAGCCTTCAAGTGGTGCAATCATGTAATCATATATGATTGCACCTGTTTCTTTAATTACAGCCCACATTCCAAACAAAAAGCCACGAAATCCCTCAAAATGATTCCAAGCATGTCTTACCGCAATCACTAGTGTAGCAAGGATACCCACAACCCACATTATAGGATTAGCCCAAAATGCTGCATTAAGAGCCGAAACAGCACCCGTAAGACCGCCAGTTACGAGAGCTGAGATTTTGGAAATCAAGATTGCCCGACCTAGCGACCCAGCAAACAAAAGCTGGCTAGCCGCCGCAGATTTGGTAGCCATGGTCCATAGCCCCTGCCATAAAACAGCGGTTTTAGTTAAACCAATCCAGATTCCGACAATTTTCGCCAAAGCGACGATTGTTTGTATATTTTGGCCAACCAAACCTACCATAGGCACAAACACGTCATTAATCAGCGCGGTAGCGGTAGGCATCAGCTCAGTTCCAATCAGTTCTTTGAGGGTAAGGATTGAGTTCCCAAACTTGTCGAATTGCGCACGGGGCGTGTTCATGGCAGCTTCCAGACCAGGACCAAAGGTCCGTTCAAGTTCTGCCGCAAATTTGGGTAGGAAGTCCTCGGAGACAAGTTTGCCTTGCTCCATCATCTTGTCCAGTTCTCTGGTGCTCACGCCCATCGCTCTGGCGGCAATGGCGAAGGCACCAGGTAAGCGCTCACCCAATTGGCCGCGCAGCTCCTCGGCCTGCACCTTTCCCTTGCTGGCCATCTGGCCCAGCGCAAGGATGGCCCCGGTGGTGTTGTCAGCACTTAGCCCCATAACCCTCGAAGCGACTGCCACGGAGTCGAATATGTCACGCTGCTGAAGGGCGGTGATATTCGTGCCCATCATAGAGCCTGAAAGGATTTTATGTCCTTCTTTGGCTGCCATCAGCGGCGTGTTCAACCGAGCAGCAGTCGCCTCCACGTGCGCAAGATTTGCCGCGCCCTCTGCGCCACCAGCAAACTTTATGGCAGTATCTAGGCTAGAAATGTTCGCAGTAGTGTTCAGTGCACCGAGTGTAGCAGCGGCTATGCCAAGCCCCGCCAACCAGCCGCTAACCGATGTTTTCATACTATCAAAAGCAGCCTTTCCTCGTTGCCCCATAGTGGTCAGCTTTGTTCCAAGCACATCAACTTTTCCACCAGAGGCGCGCACCTTTTCTTCAAACTGGGTAGTAAGCGCAATTATCTTGTTCAAGGCAGATTGGCCCTGAACAGAGACGTTTATCATATATGTAAACCCGGTAGATGCCATTATTTGCCAGATTCTGCTTTACGAATGTGCGCTAGTTGTGCTAATTTCAATGCCCAAATTTCATCGGACAATGATTCAGGGTCGGGTATGTGGAGGTAGTATTGAAGCATTGAGTTTGAATACTCCACAAAGTTTGATTCGGGGGCACCATCTGCGCCCCCGATTAGTTTCCCAATTTCTCGCCCGTGTATTCGATGAAATCCTGTGCCACATCTGAAAAGCCAAGCAAGTGGCCTGGACTGCTTTTGATTGAATCACCTTCAGTATGGCATGAGCTTAGAATATGCAGGAGGTAGTTCAGCGGATTTTGGGCTGCCTTGGCCTGTGCTTGGCCATAAATAGTTCGCGTAGCTGGCTTTAGCGTGATGGTTTTACCATCCTCAAACTCAACCAATGCTTCATCTGCTACCCAAACAAGCGTACAGGGTACTTTTCCAAAAATCTCATCAATAACCTGATTGATTTGCGCCAAATAACCAAGATTGTCAGCAATCTTTTTATCTCCCTCAACCAAGCAGTTTGCGACGAGGACATCCGCAAACCCGTTTGGGTCTTTACGGGCCCTAGCCAGCGCATGTTTAAGATGGGTCTCATTGGGCTGGCTAAATTTTGCGTTTTTGCCATCATTGAAGATCACCGTGATGGTATTGTCGTTATTCCGTTTGACCGTTGCCATGATTTAAAGATGATTTTTAGTATAAAAAAGGACGCGGCGCATCGGCACCGCGCCCTTTTTAATTAGTGTAAAGTGCTTTGTTTATGCGCCCTCTTTGATGTCGAGGGCCATGAATTTGAGCGAGACCTCCATCATGAGATCGCCCTGGTTCATTCCTTTTTCGTACTCGGTGAACTCGCAGCCAAGGATGGTGTCAGTGGTGGAGGTTGCCCCATCGCCATAAGTAACCACGATATCAAAGCTGATATCGGTGAGCTTATACTTCGGGTTCACAGTTTTCACTGCCGCCCGGAGGGCTTCGACTTCGCTTTGAAGCATCATCAATTCACCTTCGACCGACATATCGCCGCTCTGAATGCTCATCGGGTTGCGTCCGCGACCGCGCGCATATTCCTTTTCCACCTTTACGGTGTACTTCACGCCCCGGAAGCCTTCAAGCGTTCGCCCCAGAATTATGACCGAGACGTCGGCGAATGCGTATTGTTTCGTGTTGAATGCCATGTCTTAAGTCAATGCTGGGTTAGAAAATCCAAGTTGTACCTCAATCTCTTTCGCGTATCCAACAGGGACGATACGCGCCTCGACACAAATTTTGTTCGTGCTGAGTACATTCTGGGTTGGGTCCACAAACGCCGTGAAACCACTGATTTCGCCAGCCATTGCCGTGTTTACCGCCCGTTCGATGAGCGACTGGTAATATTTTGCTTTCACGGCTGCGATGAAGCCGGTCGCCGGGTCAATCTCCACCTCGTCCAAGATCTCCTCGACGTAAGTGGCGTAAGCGATTCGGATGGCTTTATTGATGACCCGGACCCGGGCAAGGCTGCTGTAGTCGTCAGTGGCCGCCACGGCGGTCGGATCATCGCTGAAGTAGTACCCGGCTTTTCCGGTGTATTTGCGCAGCGTGATGAAACCTTTGTCGTGGATGGCCGTGGCCGAACTTTCCACAGTCTCAAAAGCTGCGGCTCCGAGGAAAGCTGCTGTAATGGGCAAAGACAGGTCTTTCACCCGTCCAGGGTTGCGCATCACGGGCACCTTGGCCAGTCGGCCCAGGAGCAGCCCAATAGCGGCCCGGGCACCTGTTTCAGTGTCGCCGATCAGCACGCTCATGTTCTTTTTGGTCTGAGTCTTCAGGTCGGCTAGCGTCGAGGTGGTGCCCGTGTAGGCATAACCTTCGATTACGATGCTGACCGGGCGGAACGCCGCCTGCATGTCATCCGCAAGTGCCTGCCCTGTGGTCAGCGCGTTGATCACGTCCACATCCACCTGGTTGGCGGTGGTGTTGGGCGAGTAGCCTCCAGCAGGGTTGCGGCCAACTCCCAGGAGTTTGATGCGGCCCTGTGCGTCGTCGAGGAGTTTTTTTGCAAACGCCTGGGTCTTGTCCAGGATCGTTTGTGTGTTGGTGGCTTGGCTTACGAGCATCACCCACAGTTCGGCGCCATCGCCAGCGGAGTCGTAAAACTCCTTGATCTGGCGGTGCACCTTCACCGAGTTGGTGGTGTCGTAGGCCGCGTCAATGCCCACAGCCTCAAAATCATCCAGGCCAAAGCCCTGTTTCGAGACACCAAGCGCAAGGCCGCTGGCTGCAATGCCGTTGAAGACAATGCCGACAACGCCGTCCTCACCTGGAGCAATTAGCCCCAGGGCACCATTAGTGAGTTGTATGCTGATATTGGGCAGTGCCATTTGTCAGTCCGTTGAGTAAGTGAAAAGTTCCGAGTGGAGGCGGTGCACTTTATTTGTGCTGTCCGCCTCCCGCACGAGCATTCGGAATAATCTTGTCGAGCAGGTATTTCAAGAAATTGAATACCGAATCGTCCTTGGTGGTTGGAGTTATGCGGACTATCACCTCGACAAGCGCAAGAATCGCGGGAAGCAACAATGCCCAGTAATCCTTGATAAAGCCAAGCAGGCCGCCACTTTTCGCGGGTCCCGGATCGGGATCACCGACATCCATGGTTTGCTCTCCTTGCGAATAGGCCGTGGGCAAAGGTGGTGGCGTGGCTGGTTGAACCACTTCAATTTCCGCTATGTGCGTTTGGGTTTGAAGTTGCTCCGTTCGCTCCTTTTGGAACGCCTGCAAATCATCGTCTGCGTTCTGGAATTGAGCGAAAATAAAACCTGACAGCATGATAACCAATGCTAGCTTGGGCCAGAGTCCGAAATTGTTTTTCATAGCGTTTGAATTGTACCAACCGCGACGGGTGGTAATTTTTGATATTGTTTTTGAAATAGGTCTTTACTTGCCCTTTTTTCCCTTAGGCTGGGGTTCCACTGCCGGAGCCGGATCGCCATCGCCGGGTACGGGGTCGCCCTTTTTTCCCTTAGGCTGGGGTTCCGCCGCCGGATCCGGATCGCCATCGCCGGGTACGGGGTCGCCCTTTTTTCCTTTAGGCTGGGGTTCCGCCGCCTTTCGATCAATTACTTGAATTTGCTTTTTGGTAGTATTCGCGTGTGCTTGCGCATGCGAGGCTTGCAGAAATGGCATGCCGTCTACCACGAAGATTCTGTCCACGTCTGGGTGGCACTCGAAAACTGCATTGAAATTATCCATCGATTTGAACGAATTTTAGAATGAGAGAACTGGCGATACCGGCCAGGAATCCGATCACTGTCACCCAGATGCGAGACTCCACTTCTTGCTTGAGCAAGCGCATCTCCAGCTTTGTAATGGCTTCAGCATTGGCCCGGCCCTGAGCGACCTCCGTTTCAAGACGATCTACTTTCTCTATCAGGAGAAGTAGCATCTCTCGCTCCGATAGATCGCTCAGTTTTTGCCGGGCCATTTTAGTTGATTGTTGCTTCAGCGAATTGCACAAACTTGCCATCCATGTAGAGGAATGATGCAAGCTTGGTTTTGTTGATAACCCCTGTCACTCCGGGACTGGTCACGAAAGTGGACCCAAAAGTCGCGTTGAACGCAGTGCCACCGCATGGGATTTGAATGTGCAGGTGCGCTCCGTTTTCGACGCCCACAGGAGTTACGTTGATGGTAGTCGCTGCCGTCAGGTTGGCAGAGAGCTTAAGTGTGGTGCTCTGATCGCTCACCTCCACATTGATTGTGGTAGCAGTAGTGACCGTTCGCACATCGGCTTTGCCGAATGGATATTTTACGCCGTTCATGACTGTGGTCGTGGTTTAAAGATTGATTGAAACTGAAATGAACCGGATCACTTCCGTTTATGGACGGGCTGTGATATAGCCAATGCCTTTATTGTCGGCACGGCGGTTGCGGCCACCCAGGCGAAGCAAGAAGGAAACTACGTCGCCGTAGTACTCTGCTTTGCCGGGATTGTCAAAAATCTCGACATCGCCAAGCGCGCGTTCAACCGCTGATTCTTGCCAGAACAACGCGCACTCGTTGTCGTCGGTCGCGCTTGCGGCCTCCGGAAGTTTTACCGTGCCGCCAGTGGTTTCCACCAGCACACCCGAACGCTCATAAAGATCGAAACCATAGAGACGACCAACCTGGCCAGCCTTCAGGTCAATGACCTGTTGGAAAGCGTACTTCAGGTTGTTGTCGCTCATCAACTGATCCAGGAAGTTTGCTGGCAGCACCATCACGCGGCCTTCCTTGGCGACGTTCTGATTGTTGAGCAGCAACTGCGCCTTGCGCATGTCGGCTTCGGTGATGATCTTGCGGTTGCCGGTCGCACCTGGAGCAGTACCAGATGCAGCTGCGCCTGTGGTCAACACCTTGCTCCCAGCCGGAATGTTCACAGCCCAGTTGTAAAGCATGTTGTCGCCAGACACCTCCATCATCTTGCCCGTATCCTCACGGATGATGGACGCTCGCTTGTCGTAAGACAGCTCCTTTTTGTCAATGTCTGTGATCAGGCGCGGGTCGGAAGTGTACTCGTCCAGGACGTACACGATGTCCGTGTCGGCGCGTTTCACGATTGGCGCGGGCAAGTTGACACGGTTACGCTCAACGTTGCTCGGCGCACCGGCCTGCGGGATGTGGACAATACGACCACCTACCACCATTTCGTCGGCATTGAATGCACGGGTAAGGAACGCGTTTGCTTTAAACAGCGACTCGATGATGTCGGGCCGCCAGATTTCTCTGTTAACTGCCATTGTTGGTACAGTTTATAGTGTTTGTTGATGCGCCACAGGTTTGGCCGGGGCGGGTTTTTGTTTATTTCGGCTTAATGCTCGGTTACCTTGTAGTCCTTGCCGAACTCGGCCTTGTACAGCTGCTTGAAGGTTTCCAGATCGTTTTCCTTCAGCGAAGCAAGCACCGTCGGGTTTTCTTTCGATAACTGGGAGAAGGTTTTGCCGTCGTAGGTGAATTTTCCGGCTGCGCCAGGTGCGGCCCCAGCTGGGAAATCCGACAGCTTGACCACCTTAGTCAATCCAGCCAAAACCTCTTTCGCGCTGTCAAAATCAGAATCGAACAGCTTTTCATAGGCTGGACGCTGTGCCTGCATCAAGCGGCCTTCAGTGACGGCTGCATCAAGCAGGTTTTTTACCTCGACTTTGCGCACTTCTGCCTGATCGGCCTTGAAAGCAGCAATTTGAGTTTCAAGGACCGGCACTTGGCCAGCCTTAGCCTTGAGGGTTTGGATTTCAGCCAAAACCTTGGCCTGATCAGCATTGTCGCTCAAACCAAGCGCCAAGGCAACGAATTTCAATTCTTCCATGATTGCAGGAGTGGATTTACCTTTTGATGTGAGTTGCACCAGCGCATTGGTGTCGTTGAGGTCTATCAGGGCATCGTTGTCGTCGTATAGCGATACCGCTCCATCATTAGATGCTATGGTAGCGATGCTCGCCTCACGAATCCTCGACTTTGCCAGTGTTGGGAGTGTTTGACCCTCAAGCATGAGGTTCTTCTGACTGCTCCAAGCAATAGGCTTGAGCCCGGCACTTGCTTCAAATACGAACTCCTTTTCCACTTTACGGGCTATCTCAGCCGCAAAAGGATCGTCCATATCAAATTCAGCATCTGCTACCAGGTTGCCATTTTCGATCCGAAGGTTTACCCATTTCCCAATAGGCAAAACGTCATCCTTTTTACCTGAATCGCCTCGGACATGATTCCACAGCATGGTAAGCCGCATAGACTTTGGCAGTTCAATGCCTTCCGTCAAAACCCTGAACCCGTAAGAGTTCAGATTGCCATTGCTGAGTATAAATGTCTTTAACATCGTTGCGCTGTGCATTTGTGGTCACAAACATAATAGCACCGAAACCGTACAAAAAAACCGCTTTCCGGCAGGCAAGGGCAAAAAACTGGTCAGCCTCGCAACCCGCACGGCTGGTATTTCACAACTACGACCCGCGTAAATTGCTAGGCTACTTTTGCCACACTGTTCGCCGTTCGGCGAACTACATGCCTATGAATATTGAGCAAAAAAGGGATTTCGCTAAACTGCTTTACGTGCGGGAGCGGCTTACTCAAAAGGAAGTAGCCAAGCGCGTGGATGCGGGGGAACACGCCGTTGGCCGCTGGGTGAAGGATGGCGGCTGGGACAAAATCCGCCGCTCGCTGCTCGTGACCAAACACGAGCAGATTGCCATGCTGTACGGTCAGCTCGAAGCCCAGAACACCGTCATCAACGAGCGCGAGGTAAAGGTGGCCAACAACAAGGAGGCTGACGTAATCTCCAAGCTCTGCGCGGCCATCCGCAGCCTTGAGACGGAAGTCAACATTGGCGACCGTATAGAAATAGGTATGGAGTTCGGTGAATACATCCGGCAGAATGCCCCGGAAAAAGTGGGCGACATGGTCGAACTATTTGATTCGTATATCAAAACAAAAATCAAATGAGCAGCCAGCGCAGCGACAAACAATGGATGGAACGCTGGGATGCTTTTCGCAAGAACCTCCAGCGCGAAACTCCTGCACCGATCAATGAGACCGATGCCGAAAAAGCCACCCGTATCAAACGGCTCCTGGGCAACTTCGAGGAGTTTTGCAAATACTACTTCCCGCACTTCGCCTCAGCGCCATTCGCGCCGTTCCACCTGAAGTTTGCCAAAAAGGTGGCCAAGGCAACAAAGATCTACATGGTGCGGGCCTGGGCGAGAGAACACGCAAAGAGCGTGGTGGCCGGGCTGTTCGTGCCATTGTTCGAGATGTTCAACGACCGCATGTACAACATGCTGCTGGTGTCACACTCCTACGACAACGCCTGCGAATTGCTCATGCCGATCATGATCAACCTGGAGAGTAACCAGCGGCTGCTCCACGACTTCGGAACACAAAAAAGCTGGCGCGGCTGGGAAGTGGGTAAGTTCGTCACTGCGGACGGTCGTTCTTTCCGTGCCTTGGGTGCCGGGCAGAGTCCACGCGGATCGCGTAACGAGGAGAAACGCCCGGACTTTATATTGATTGATGATATTGACACGGACGAAGAAGCTCGCAACCCGGTGCGGCTCAAAAAGAAATGGGACTGGATAGAACAGGCCCTTTTCCCGACGCTCAGCATCACCGGGCGCAAACGCTTCCTGTTCGTGGGTAACATCATTGCGAAAGACGGCATCATTGTCCGGGCCTCCAAGATGGCCGACGATTTCGAGCAGATCAACATCCTGGACAAGAACGGCAAGCCCTCCTGGAAGGAACGCTACTCCCTGGAGGATGTCAATTACATGCTCTCCAAAATCTCCTACGCTTCCGGGCAAAAGGAGTATTTCAATAACCCGATCAAGGAGGGTACGGTGTTCACCGACATCAAGTGGGGAAAAGTGCCGCCTTATTCCAAGTTCAGGTATGTGGTGAACTATTGCGACTCGTCGTACAAGGATAGCCGCAAAAACGATTTCAAGGCCGTGATACAGATCGGCGAACTGAATGGCGACTACTACATCATCAAGGCCAGGCTGGAGCAAACGACGCTCAACCAGATGCTGCTGTGGTTTTACGACCTGATGGGCTTTGTTGCCGAGCGAGCACAGGTGTACAACTTCGTGGAGTGCAATGGTTTCCAGGACGCCTGGTATCAAGACGTATTTATGCCAGCACTCCGCAACATGGAGAAAACGCGCGGGACGCTGGCCATTTCCCCAGACGATCGGGACAAGCCGGACAAGTTCAGCCGCATCGAGGGCAACCTCGAGCCGCTTAATCGTCGCGGCTCGCTCATCTTCAACGAGGATGAGCGAAACGATCCACACATGATGCGCCTGGAAGAACAATTCAAGGCAATCGAGCCAAACCTCCCAGGTCACGACGACGGCCCGGATGCCACCGAGGGCGGGGTTTGGATTATCAATACTAAACTGCGGCAGTTGGCCCCCGTTAAGGTTGGGCACGATCGCCGCACTTCAAAGAAGTACTAATGGCTTTTTTAACGACCGCTGACCTGTACCAGTCCATCCTTCAGGACGAACTCGAAGAAATCACACGGAACGACAATGCCGTGGTATCTCAAGCTATGCTTGCAGCAGAGACCGAAATGCGGGGAGTGCTTTTCGACACCTTCGATGTGGACACAATTTTTGCCGCCTCCGGGTCAAACCGTAATGCGCTCCTGGTGCAGTACGGTTCCGATCTCACAATCTACTACATCGTGGCAAGAGGCCAGGGCGGGCAAGACTTTGAAGACCGCAAGAGCCGCTACGACCGCGCGATCAAGTGGCTGAAGGCCGTGGCCAAGACCGAACAGTACGCCGACCTCCCAAGGCGGGTCGAAACAAAGCAGATCCATATAATCACTGGCAGCAACCCAAAGCGGTCTAACTACTTCTAAAATTTTCCCCGTGGAGGCCTTTAAACGCCTTTAAATTAAACGCAACCACCAACCCGCGCACCAACATGGCTCTCAACATAAATAGTTTTATTTCTGCGGCAAAATCAAACATTCTGTTTTTGGCTGATAAGATGGTCGGCAAAAAACAAAACATCGTGGTCAACCATACCACGGTGCGCCCTGCTGCCCGGCAAAGCCAGGACATCCAGAAGTGGCGCAACGCCCTGATTCTTGCCGAACAGGAAAGCGAGCAACGCACGGTACTCTATGACCTGTACGCCGACATCCTCCTGGATGGGCGGTTGAAACAGCTGCTCTTCCAGCGGGTGGCCCGGATCACAAACACGCCGCTGACATTCACGGTCAATGGAAAGCCTGTGGACGAACTCAACGCACTCGCCTCCAAGCGGTGTTTCAGGAAGTTTATTCAAGAGACCCTGATGTCTCGGGCTTACGGGCATTCATTGCTTGAACTCTACTGGCCAGCGTTCGGGTCCGACGAGAAGGGCGTGACTAACCTGGTGCCACGGAAGCACGTAAAGCCAAAGAAAGGGATAGTGACCAAAAACCAGTGGGACGTGACCGGCCTTCCCTACCGGGAAGCCCCCTACAAACACTTTTGTATAGAAGTGGGTGAACCGGACGATCTGGGGCTTATCCTGGAAGCTTGTCCGCATGTGATCTACAAGCGCGGCGGCTTTGGCGACTGGGCCGAGTTCGCCGAGGTGTTCGGTATGCCCTTCCGTTGGGCTACCTATAATAATGAGCCCAGTAGGGCAATTCTGGAATCCGCACTCAAAGAAGCTGGCAGCGCGGGCTACGTTGTTGCGCCGGAAGACGCAAAGCTTCAGTTCTTCAACCCGACCGCTGGAAGCCAGAGCAACGACATTTTCCGATTCCTCATTGATGCCTGCAATCAGGAGTTGGCCATCACGATCCTGGGCAACACCATGAGCACCCAGGAGGCCAAGCATTCGGGCTACGCACAGAGTGAAACCCAAATGAAAACGCAGGACGAGGTACATGCCGACGACCGCGCTTTTGTGCTCAGCATTCTGAACGAAGACTTGCAGGCTTACCTGGCTTCCCTTGGTTATCCGGTGGACGGCGGCTCCTGGGCATTCGAGGACGGCGACGGCCTGACGCTGACGGCACGGCTGGCCATTGACGAAAAGGTGGCAGGCTTCGTGCCCATTGGACAGGATTACTGGTATGAGCGATATGGCATTCCAAAGCCCAAGCCTGGGGAAATACCTGCGGACGATAACGAAGATGAGGACGACCCGGCACCAGAAAAGAAATCCGCGAAATCCGCGTCCTCAAAAAAAGCCTGAGCCGTAGTGCGCAGCGCGGGCTGGATTTAATCGCGCTCTACGGCCATGACGAAGTACACCCGCCAACCTGCACCTGTGCGGGCTGCGCTGTTGTGCTGGCCGAAAGTGGGCTTGACATCCGGTGGCGAAAAATGCCCGCCGAGGTAGTAGCCGATTACCTCGAAGCCGTTTACACCCAGCGTATCACCACCACAGACCTGCACGAAGGGTTGTTTAGGGAATACTTCAGCCGATTTAAAAATCATGCTGAGGCAGGTTGGGGAAAGCGATTTAAGCATGCCGAAACCGCCGCCGAGTGGGAAATGATGCAGCGCATCGAGCGCAACCTTCGGGACTTCAGCGCGCACAAACAGGCCACCATAACCAGCGACCTGCGTAAGCTGCTCCAGAGCAAGGACGGCAAGCGCGAACGAGCCGACTGGGACAAAGAAGCCATGCGGATCATGAAACGCCACAATGGACTTTACCTGCGCGCCGAACTGGACACGGCCACCCAGGCGGCACAGGCTGCCGAGAGTTGGCAGGAGTTCGAGCGGCGCAAGTACCTGTATCCGAACCTCCGTTATGAAACCGCAGGAGACGAACGGGTAAGGGAAAGTCACCGTGCTTTAGACCAGGTGGTGCGGCCAGTAGATGACCCGTTTTGGAATTCGCATACCCCTCCCCTTGCGTGGAGATGTAGGTGTAAGCTCATTCAAACGGATGAGGCTGTCCAGGATTTGCCGGATTTGTCAGGCTTGAAAATCCCAAAGGGCTTCAATCAAAATCCTGGCAAGACGGGCAAGCTGTTTGGCGATGACCACCCGTACTTCAACCAGGCAGCGCTGGATGCGGAACGGATCAGGGACAACGCGGCAAGACTTCACGCAAAGGTGAGCAGGCAGGAGGTGCGGGAATGGGCCAAGGAAGATGATTTTTCAATACGGCTCCCGCAGCTTCAACAGCCAGTCGGGATGACGAACGGGGAGGTAAAAACCGTAACCGGGAAGCCGCACCGGGAGGCTGCAAGCCGCAACCAGTTGCTTTATGTACTGGCACTGCTGGCCGATAAGCTGATTTACCTGGGCAGTGCTGCCGACAGCGGCGAACACCCACGGGTAAAGGCATGGCATTACTACGGCATCAAAATAGGTGGGGTAGATTACTTCGTGAATATCTGGAGGCTACTCCTGGACGACCAAACAGAAAGGCTTGGTATCCATGCTATCACTGATACCAAGCCTGATTTCGGAGGGCCTTAGCCCCCTCTCCGTTTGGGGGAGGGGTTGGGGGTGGGGTACAAAAAAAGCCCGATGTTACCTACTGGTTATGCAAACCAGTCACTGGCACCGGACTTCAAGCACAAAAGTACAAACAATGAGCGAAAAAGCAAGCGATTATTTCCGTCGTCTCGCGGCATCATTGCCCGCGCTAGAGCAACAGATCGTCCGCGATGTGATTGCGGTGGAGGCCGAGCGCATCCATGCCGAGAACTTCCGGGCCGAGCAGTTCACGGACAACCCGCCAGACAAGTGGGCGGCACGGAAGAAAAGCGACAAGAACCCTAGCCGCCGTGCGCTCCTAGTGAAGACCGGGACGCTCAAGGGACATGCCCTGAAAGGGCGCACCAGGAAAGGAGCCGTCGAGTTCGTGTTTCCCCTGGAATACGAGAAAGTCCACAACGAGGGGCTAAAGTCTGGGCGCGGTGCGGGGTTCCAGATGCCCAAACGCCAGTTCGTTGGCGAAAGCAAAGTGCTTACCGAGCGGATCACTAAAAAGGCCAAAAAGCTCTTTGATGAGCATTTAAAAAAGGTTTAGATGAAAGAAGTATTCACCGCCATCAGCAACAAGATAAACCTGTCGGTCCAGGCCATACGCTGGGTGGATTTTGACATGGGCCAACTCAACGAAGCTCCGCCGCCCGTGTCGTGGCCATGCGCCCTGATTGACTACTCGGCCAACACCGTGGAGCAGGGCAGCGACCTGAGCGTACAAGAAACCCTGAGCGTGGAAATCACCCTGGGCTTCAAACTGCGGGAGCGGACGCACTCGAAGGCCAACCCGGTTTTTCGCGAGGAGGCCCTGGAACACCTCGATGTGGTGGAGTCCGTACGCGTGGCCCTGGAAGGACTGGCCGGAACATCTTTTACCGCCCTGACCTACACGGGCTTCACCCGCGACCGGAGATCGGACTACCGGGTGTACCGACTCTCGTTCGCGGTGCTGCATTACCCGGAGGCTCCGGATAGTCCCTATGTACCCTGGGATCAGGTGCCTGGAGCGGTGGGCGCATCGCCTGACTTTTGCATACATCCGCAGATTACTTAACCAAAACAAACAAACACTATGTCTAAGTATTTCAAAATTCAGGAGTTTGTGCCCTCCACCATCTTTGCCCTATTTGGCAAAAAATCATGGTGGTTCATCAACCCGACCATGGTGGCCATTGCGGATCAGTTGCGCGAGGACTGCGGTGTCCCCCTGATCTGCAACAACTGGCACGTGGGTGGTACATACCAAAACCGTGGCTACCGTACGCCTCAGACCACCGTCGGTGCTCGCTACAGTCAGCACCGCCTGGGCAATGCGCTCGACCTTTCTTCCCCACAAATGACCCCGGCACAAATGCTTCAGGTGATTGAGCGAAACAAGGAGAAGTACGTGGCACTCGGCCTGACCACGATAGAAGACCTGCCGTACACGCCCACCTGGTTGCACCTCGACTGCCGTCCACGCATTGAGGGCGTTCACCCAAAAGATGGGTTTCTTTTCGTTCAACCATGACCCTGCCATGTGCATTACCTTCTTTCTGATCCTTGGCCTTGGCTGGGCACTCAGCCTGCTGCTGTCCAGGTCCTAAAAACGAAGCCCCCACCGATTTTTTCGGTGGGGGCTTTTGTTTAGGGCTGCTGTGATTTAGCAGGCGGCTCATCTTCCTCGATGAGGGGGAAAAGCCGTTCGTCAATGATGTCGAGCAGCATAATCATGCCCTCGTGGGTGAGCGCATCCGGGCTGCGGTCGGGGCTGCTCATGGCAGCGCGGCCAAGCTGGATGAGTGGCCGGATTTCAAAGGCTTCTAAAGGCCGGGCGGTGGAGGCGGGTTGTTTGCTCATTTCAGGTTACCCCCTTTCCCGCCAAACGGCAGTTCAAGTTGAATGGATGGGATGCTGAGGTCGGGCATCAGTTTGCGTACCAGGGCAGTGCGTACTTCCTTGTCGTCCACCAGGGCCACGAGGCTGAGCAGCTCTACAAGTCGGGTCTGCGTAAGGCGATTGTGATTGCGTCGCGTGGATTCAGGCAGTTGAATCTTCGGTGCGGTAACCGATAAGATAATTTGCTCTGACCAATCCCGGAACATTTTGGCTCGCTCCGATTTGATGAAAAAGCCAAGTCGAATTACACCTGCTTTTGTCCAATACAATATGGACCGTTTCTGGCTGGAGTCGGAAAACCCGACTCCAGAAACAAAGTGTACGCCTTCCTTCAATTCATCCTTGTGGTAAGACAGCGTAGAATGAATTGTGTTCCTCGCCACCCCGTAGCCATTGGCTACATCTGTGGTGGCCATCAGCCATTCGTAGGAGTTCTCCTGAATGACCATCACCTCAATGTCGCCAAACTTTTGAGGTGTCGCGTTTCCGCTGTTGATTTGAACCTTTTGCATTCGCAATTTAAAAGGTTGCAGGCATAAAAAAGCCCTGTCAGGACGTTGCGAACACACCGAACTGCGGAGCAGAAAGGAGGTCAAGGAGCCTCACGGCTTCCTTCGTCTGACAGGGTGTTTTAAGCCCTAATTAAGAAACTTGTTGTTTGAAATTGCCCCGCGAAGGACACTTTCGGTATGTTCGCGGGGCAAAGATGGGGGATACGGCGCATCATTTCAAAGAAAAAAGTGTCGGGTCTCTGACATTGAATGTTTTGCGGCCCAAGTTTTCTGCAAATACGAGTGTACTTTTGGTTTTCACAAAACAGCAGGAATTATGAAAGAAGCCCTAAAATGGATAGCGGGTTTGCTATTCTGTCTCGTCGCATTTACGACCCTGGCCCAAAAAGGTTTTGTCTCTTTTATTTTTTTCGCTATGGCCTCTGCCATCTGCATCCCCCCATTGCTCGAACTAATTCAGAAAAAACTAAAAAGGGAACTGCCCACATGGTCTAAGTATTCACTGGTCATTGGGTTTTGGATTTTAGGAGCCGTATTTTCCCCAGGTTTCAAAAAGACATCCGAGCCAAATCAAGCTGTTGCCAAAGCAGATTCAGCCTCAGTAGTAGTGAATGAACCTCAACAGGTCGAGCCTTCAAAAGCTGAACGCATAAAAACCGAACTGGAGTTTTTTAACAAGCCTTTTGATGAATCTCGATTTAGGGGAAATGCTCCAGCAATTGAAAGCGAAGCCATATTATTTGCAATTTGGGAAGGTCATATAGTCAATGGCGAGCTTGACCCTGACCCAGAAGCGCAACGCTTGGCCTCTCAACTCAAGAAGAAAGTTATTGCATTCCAAATCAAAGAACTTCCAGTGATGCGAAAAATGTATGCAGAAGAAATGCGAAAGGTTTTGTGGGAAAACGACATTGACGTGAGTGTAGAAGGGAAATCAAGTACTATTTTGAACTTGACCGGGGGGAGTTTCGTCACAAACAAGAACATCAAAGCCGTTCAGGAGACTATAGCAAACAAACTGTACAATCTCAGATTTAAAACCGTTCGTTATCGTTGGTACAAGGGCTCTGATGAGTTTACTTATTATGACCTAGAGCCTCCTGCGGATTCTGATTTGGTTAGAGCAACAGCATTAAGACAATAACCACCAAAAAGACTACCAGCACGATCCTTGCACGACATACATACTTGGCGCGTGGGTAGTTGGAGTCGTCGAAATCGTACTGGTTCATTTTTCCAAAATCTGGAAAGTAATCCGCAGGCTGCCGGGTTTGATGCGCGGGTTTTTGAGGGTTTTAAATATCGCAGAAGCAAATTCATTAAGGGCATCCATTCCAGTTTCGTCATGGATCGAATTTATGAACGATGGTTGGTCAATGTACAGTTGTGTCGAGGAGTGCTCCAACTTCAAGTTTGGAGTAATGCGAAAACCCTTCCCCGTAAATTTTGCAATGACCTTTTTTTCTGTTTTTGACTTAGCCATAATCTTGAATTTTTGCAGCACAGGCAAGAATCGAACTTGCGCCAAAAAGGTCCCCATCGGAAACTGTGCTAACCACCATGATATTCGTGGATCATCTGTGGGTTTTAAAGACCCGCATCCGATCTATCAGTCTTGCAATTCATGTGGTTGGCTGCTCCTTTCGCCATTGCCGGAAAAATCCGGCCAGAAGGGCGAGTACAGAGGCCATCCAAATCAGTCGTTCTCCCCATCCGCCACCGATCGTGGGCAGGACGGGCAGCATCAAATTATCAGGGCAGGGCTTGGTGATCCACAGCGTGTCCATCACGGTGATGGAAACTGGCACGGCGCGGTCGGGCAGCATCTTGGTGAGGGTGACGTACACGATACTATCCGTTTCCAATCCCGGAGGGCATGGGATAGAGTCGCGTATCTCCACCAACTCGCCAGCGATCATGAGGGTGTCTACCACTACCTTGGAACTCAACAGAGAGTCGAGTTCCACCCAGGTAATGGTTTTGCCATCCAAGCCAAGTACCGGAAGCCAGGATATCGTATCCGGGCCTTCCTCAATCCATGGGCGGGCAGGCATGGCAGTGATTTTTGGCGAACATCCGGACAACAATGCCGAGAGGATGATCAGCCCGATGGCGCAGAAAAGTACGCCAAGTAGGAACGTTGAGAGTTTGTTTAGTGCTTGTTTCATGTGCTTAAAGTGAGCGCATCAGCGCGGTAAATAATACGATATGTAGCAGCCAGAGGAAGTGCGGGACTAAAAGAGCGTAGGTTGTTTGCCTTTTTCGTACTCCTCGTCCAGCCTTCTTATTTCCAGATCTGGCCGCATGGCCAGTATCTCGTAAAACCGTGACTTGGACACCTTGAACCGTGGGTAGATGTGGCGTTCCCACACGAAGGAGCTGGGCTGGCCTTCTACCCAGACTTCGCGGTAGAAGTCCTGAATGTCCTTTGCGCGCCTCAGCGCGTTTAGTCTGCGATTGTATTCGATGTTTCTCATCCACTTATTTGAAGTGTTTGTTTTCCGAACTTTTCCCGAAGCTCAATCAGTGTTACATCCCAAATCGGGTCATTGCGGAATTTTTGGTCCTGGGTCAAAATCGAACAGATGGCCCGGAACTGGCTCGGTTTGAGTTTTCGCTTGCGGCGCTGTGGGTATGTAAATGCCTCGAGGTTTTCAGCGTAAAACTCCATGAACACGATGCTTGCGAGTTCTTCCGTACCCTCGCCGTGGATGTACTCCGTGGCTATTTGGCCCAGGAGCTGCCAGTCTTGTTTTTCAATGATGACCTTCATAACTCCAGCTCGGTTTGTTGCCCACCTTTCGGGCTTTTATCCCAGATGACGAATGGTTTGTTGCCTCCGAATCGGCTACGCGGGTATGCCTTGAAATTGTGGACCTGAATTTTCACGTCGCACATGTAGGCTATTTGTTTTGCGTACTCGCCGCGCGGGTCTTTGCCGGACTGCCAGCAGATCACCACGAAGCATTTGCGCGGGTGGCGCTCGATCAGCGTTTTGAACTGCTCCGTGGTCAGGTTGATATAGTCACGGCTATCAATGATGCACACTTGCGGGGCATTCTTGCCGCCCAGGCGTTCCAACATCTCCTCAAAAGACTCCTGGTTACCGAACACCACCCGTCCGGCCACCTCACCCATGTCATTGCGCTTCAGGGCATCCTGGAGGGTTTTGCAAATGCCCTGCTCGTAGGAGTTGTAGTACACCTTTGTGAAACGAGCGACATACTTGGCGAACTTGATACAGAACTCCGTTTTGCCGTGCCCCGGGTGGCCCCAGATGATGACCTTCATGTTGCGTTCCGGCTCCCCGAAGGTGTCAGCCCAAGGACCATCAAAGGCGTGGGTGATGAACTTGCGTTCCAGGAAGTCTGTGATTCCGATGCTACGTGCCATAGTTGGTTATATTTTTTGGTCAAATCCGTACTTATTAGAAGTTGCATTGAACTTCTCACGTATTGCCTGCAAGAGATCAATTTTATAATCCATAGCGATGAGATCAACGCAGATAACGATGTCTGCAAGCTCATCCATTAGCTCCTGTTGTGTTGCTCTGCTGCCCTTCATTCCCATTCGCTCACGCTCCAGTTTCTTAATGATGTTGCAAGCTTCCCCAACTTCCCCAGCTAATTCACAAGCTCTGAAAGATGCAGAAGGTCGTGTGTTTGGATGGGACCAAGAGGCATCTCTTTGGAAATTGCCCTGCCTTAATAAGGCTAAGAATTCAGTCCTGCTTTCGTCTTTGAGTTCCATACCTATGTTTATTGGTTAAAATCTTACACTGTACACAGCTGAACTTTCTGTTATGTTGCTCACCATCGCCTCCAGTTCTGATACTTCTGTATCGAACTCCTCATTAATCTTTTCAATATTCTCCAAGAACGCCATGTATTCATCCCATGCTAGCCTTTCGGCTTTCATTGCTGCTTTTGTCTTAGCTGCCGCCGCTTTCAATTTTTTTGACAATTCATTGAGTTTATTGCTCGGGTTTTTCTTGAAAACCGCGTCATATTTTTCCAAAAACCTGACGGTACAATAGGATCGAAGTGTTGTACTAAGTGGTGTTGCCATGGAATTGATTGATTTTATGTAAGTATTGTCCAGCAGCCCATTTCCTCGTCAATAAGCCACCCCATTGCGCACATGGTCTCGGCTTCTTCTTCGGTCATTTGAAACAGAAGGTTTTGGCTGCCTGCCCATATTTGGTCATGATCTGCGGAGACATCGGTTCCCGGCTCATACTTCTCGATGATCTCAAGGCCCCGGAGTATTTGCGTTGTGGTTGCCATTGTTCAGTTATTGCGCGCCAGTTCGTTTTCGGCCTCGATCTTGTCCGATTTCCAGCGGATCACCGAGCGGAGGCGAACGGCGCAGTTTTTGAGTTCTTCCTCGGTCATTGCGTAGAGCACTTTCCCGGCTATTCTGGGTTGTTTTAGGTAGTTGTTTACCGCATCCCAGTTCCCTTTTTTGGGCTTTATGCCCAGGTCATCGAGCAGGGTCAAAACGGTCGAGCGAGCCTGGCGTACTTCCAGCGGCGCGTCTGTGGTTTTGCGCTTGCGCTCCACTGGTTTCAGGCCGTCAATGAGTTCATTCAGTTGGTAGCCATTCAGGTCGCGGATGCGCTCCACGCCGTAGCGGGAAAGGATGGCCTCCTTTTGTTGCATAAGCCCGCGCTCAACCAGAATGGCTGCGAGTAGCTTCCTTTTGGGAGCGAGCTGGTCCTTGGTTGTAGTGGCCATGGCTATTTGATTTTGAACTCGTTGCGGAATCGTTCCTGTTTCAGGTACGTTTCGGGGTATAGCCGCTCCATCGCGGGGCGTTGTTTTAGATACTGATTGTACTGCCGGATAGAGCGCAGGCACTTGATCCGGTCAGATTCAACGAGCGCGGTCCAGAGTTTAATAGCGCGGTCCTTGTTGCCAATTTTGTAGGCGTATGTTTCCCAAAACATGTTGAATGAAAGGTCTTTGGGGACCTCCTCAATGGTAATTGGGGTCTGAACCGACGACATGTCAATAAGCCCCTCTTTGAGGTAGGGAATCCGCATGTAGCAAAAGGCTACGACTTCCTGTGTAAGGTCTTGATCCTCGAATTTCAATGCGCGTAATACGCCCAATTCATTGTATTCGACAACGAGGGAAATGGTGGCATGAATGCCTCGGAAAGTGATGGTATAACGGTCGTTCATATTTCAATGCAATTAGGTGAGTCACTTGGTGCCGGGTTTCCAGGCCCTGGCTGTTCGTCGTTGTGGTTTATTGGGGATTCGTTCTTTTTTGGATGGGTGATGATTTCAATTTGAATCAAGGGGCACAATAGGTCTTCCTCACAGTTGTATTCATCTGGTTTGAAGGTGGTTCCGCAGGCTTTACAATGGATTAGCATGGCGTTTTTTGTTGGCCCTTGGACCATGTAAGCATGATCCAAGGGCGGTTTTCGGTTACTTTACTTTCCTGAAGGTCAGGTTGGAAACCAAATCAAAAGTCAAGCCGTGGGCTTTGAGCGTATTGGCAACCAGCGGGGTGCTGCTCATCGCGTAGTACATCTTCTCGGTGTCGAGGGTACTCGTGGACTTGACAAATTCAGGGAGTTCAGAGGTCAAAATTTCGACCACTCGCTTTTGGCCGTTTGGCGTGAGTTCGCCAAAGTTCAACTTTGGCTTAGCCTCCGATTCGGTCACGGTGTAAACCCCAAGGTCCTTGTCTCCAGTTTCTTTGACGTAGGCTTTCAGTTCCTCCTTGATCTGAGCGGCCTCTTCGGTTTTTGCTGCGATAGCCAAATCCAGATCGAGGAGCCTTTTTGCGTTTGCGAGTGCCAATTCGCGAGGCGTAAGTTGGACTGCGTTTGTTGTGCGTTTGGACATTTTAAAAAGTGTTTGAATTTTGAAAAATCAACCTTTAGCGATACTTTGGAACTTCATACCAGCACGTCACCTCCTCGCGTTCGGCAGAATCTCCCATCCAATAGAACTTTTTGAACATCGCGTTCCAAAAGCCATAGCGTAAGTCGCCCCAGATGGTTAGAATCAAAATGTAGTTGCCACTTTCAGGAAGCGTTTCCGCTGGATCAATGGCGGTAAGTGTCAAGTTTAGATGTTCCATGTCGCTGATTTTTATGTCCTGTTTACCCGCCGTAGCCTGGGCGAAGGCGGGGCTGTTTATTGTTTATGTTTTATGCTGCCTCGGCTTCCATAGCCGCCGAGTTCATTTGTTTGAGTAGTTCGCGTTGTACGGCCCGCTTCACCCGGCGCAGGTCTTCCACCACCAAATTGCTTTGGCGTTCCACCATCCGGTTGACCGGTTCGCATTCGTTGAAAATGGTTTTGATCGTTTCCTTATCTGTCACACCGTTGGCGATGCAGATTTGGGACACGTCCTGGAGCGTTGCGCCCACCAGGTTGATGAAGCGGCGACCAAAGCGAGAGAGTAGTTCCTCCGCTCCTTTTCGGTTGTAGCGCGCATCTGCCTGCATCTGTTTTGCCAGGTGATCGGTGCCAATTATGCACACGCCAAGGCGGTCTTCGCACTCATTAAAAAGCGTGATGAGGGTGCGGATTGCCGGGCCTTTGAGTTTGTCGGCCTCGTCGAGGATCAGGAGCGGGCGTTGTGCAGCTCGAACCTTAAAAAAGTCCGTGACGGCCATCAAAAGGCTGTCCATGCTTTGTGCTTTGCTGCCGCTTTCGAGGCCCAGGCTTTGGGCCAGATTTTGTAGGAATTCCCGCTTTGCCCACTCACGGCAGGAGAGGGAAAAAACCGAGTTGCTGCGGTTGGCTGTTTCGTAGGCGGATTGCCCGGCAGTTTTGCCCGATCCGGCCCGGTGGCTTACGGCCATGAACAGGCTTTGCGCCTTTGCATTGTCGAGCACATGCTGAACGATGCGTGTGTTGGTAATTTCGGCCATCTGCCAGCCGGTGGGGCGATAGCCCAGGGCAGAGGCGACTTTAGTCCACATCGCAGAAGCGATGTTGTCCCAGTTTCCGGCGCGCATCTGGCTGATTGTGGCCGGGCTTACCGAGCATTTTTTTGAAACTTTTTCCTGTGATCCGAGACGGTTGATTTCGACTTCTATGAGTTGAACAACCTCGTTTTTTTGCTGATTCGTCATGGCTGTGATTGATTTTTATCCTGCTGTTGCCTTGATTTCGAGTGAAGCCGCCAATGCTGGCGGGTAAAAAAACTGGGGGGTGGATTATCCGCACTTGCAGCGTGTCGGGCTGGCGTTTTTATGGGCTACTCGCAAAGCGCTACGTACATTGAAGGTGGTGGTAGTGGGTAACTTCTGCGTACAGGGATGCTCATGTCATGTGTATTAGTGGTTTCAGCCTTTTAACTTCCGGGTGCCCCGCGCGAGTGAGCGTTATTGTGAGCGATCTATTCACAACCCGGCCAATGCCGCTTTTCATCCTGACCACAGTTAACCCCACATGGAGGGGCGTTAATTCGCTATTTCTGGACGATGCCCGGAGGGAAAAAAGCCTCCAATCTGCCTTTGTGACAAAGCGTGGTGGAGCCTGTAGCCACGTTCACCTCTACCCAACTGTCGCCGCAGAATTCAGCGCGGTACATGTCTGGTTCAGTCTGCGTCAGGATAGCCTGATAGGTAGATTGATGGTCATTGCCCGCGCTGTCAAAGCGTACGATGGTGACCTGGCTGGCTTGGATATTTAAAACGAACTCAGCCATTTCTGGATAAGCTGCCAATACCGTGAACTCGCCGACTGCGATGTTGGTGGGCGCACCGGGGGAAATTTGCCCGATGGCTGGCCATACGGCCATAAGAATCAGGATTGTGAATAAAAACTCTTTCATTGTGTGATGAATTTGTGATGAAAAATTGAAGTGCGCACGGGACTAGAACCCGCCCCCGAAGATTATGAGCCTCCAAGGCTACCAGCGACGCACTTGCCTGGAAAAACACCTGTCACCTCTGTTTCCCAACCGGGACTCGAACCCGGGACTTTGCAGCCGCCCCATTCCAGCTTGGGAATCCTGACCACATTCCGATATGTGTTACATCATGTCCAGCACCATCCTGGCCACATCAATCGCTCGCTCCGGGTGCTGTGTTTCCTGGTCTTCATGGCGGTCAGGGAGGTTGAGAAGCACCGGGACTTTTTGCGCTGCGTTCATTTCTTCCAGCAGCCAATCGGTCTCCGATGCTTCTGCCTCCGCCTTCCTACCGAAACCGTTAAGCAGCAATCCTACTTCGCTGCCCTCGCCACTTTTGGCGAGTAGTTCACCTTCTCTTTGTGCTTCTATTCGTGTTTGTCTTGCTTTGTCCCTGCCCAGTTGTTTGTAGTCCGCATCTGGCCCGAACACCTGCACCCTCGGCATCAAATCCACCTCGCACAGGCACTTTGGATTCATCAATCGTTTGTCATCATCCTCGAAAAGCCATGCCCTGCTCAGGTCTTCCAGGTCGTAAGCCAGCCACACGCTTTTGTGGTTTTTAACCACCTCATAATCTCTGACCGCGTAGTGATATTCAGCCTTTTGGATTTCGGTCTTTACCATGCTGTTTCGGATGCTGACCTTTTTCATCAGGCCGAAAAGCATTGCCTGCTGCCATTCTGTTATCGTTTTCGAGTGGGGTTTTTCGCTGATCTGGTAGAGCTGCTCAGGGCTGTGGGCGATGGTCGAGTGTTTGCGGCTGTAGGTGCTCAGCACCGTCGTGTTGTATTTGCTTATGCACCACACCGCCTCCTGGGTAGCCGTGTCCATATTCCAGCCGTCGCCTTTTGCAATCTTCCGGACCGCTTTTATGTATTCTGCGCTGCGATGGGCAGCGGTCCGGCGGCTCTGTATGCCCTCGCCATAGTAGTAGGGAGATTCTTGGAAAAACACACTTTGCAGGGTGCCAAACCAGCGTTCGAGCTGTGCCTTTGCAGTTGCGGTGTGTTTGTAGCTGACCTTTACGCCTACCGCTTCCATGCGCGCCTGCACCGTGAGCCACTCAGGGGTATTGTGGCCCGGGAATCGGTCAATGGCCACTTCATAAGGCAGGGTTTTGCTCAGCCTTGCCGCCATGGAAAGGGCTTCGATGTACATCCAGCGATCTTCCGAGAGGCTGAACGATGCGCCCAGGATCTGGCCCGAATGCACATCGCGGCACACCACCATGTAGAGGAACTTCTCGCGCCCGTCTTCGCCGATCCAAGGGATGAAGTTTACCCGGGTGCCGTCCAGCTGCCAGCAGTCGTTTGCGAAGATGGCATTGGCTACGGGCGTGTACTCCCGGTAAACCTGCCCCAACTTGCCTCGCTCACCGTATCGCCCGGCACTTGTCAGGAACTTGGTGGCTGGCTGGGCCAGCATCTGCGAAAGCCAGGATTCCGAAGGTTCCCGCTTCCCCGTCAGCGTACACACCTGCCTGATCTTGCGGATGATGTGGGCGTTGGAGAAGTTTTGAGGCATTCCGCGCATCTGGATCACCCAGCTTTCCACCTCGGGATCATTCAGTTTGCGCGCGTTCTGGTTGTCGGTACGCGGCAGATCAATGACCTCCCAAACTCCCTTTCCTTTTGCCTCTGCTACCTTTTCGCCCAGTCTGCGCCAGTTTGTAGGCAGGTATCGCACCCCGAGCGTGTCGAGCACTTCACCCACGTCGCGCAACCAGGAGGCGTTGAATCCTTCTTGCTGCCCCAAGTCAAGTACCGTGTCCAGTGCTGCACATGCGCGGCTCAAATCCTGCATTTGTTGCGAGGTGTAGCCGTAGTAGTGCTGGAGGTACCCGCTTTGAAGGGTCTCTAATCGGTCTTTAACCAGTCTTTCAAGTTGTTGCAGACGGCCACTTTTGGCCGCTGTTTGTTTTATGGTTTCCAGTTGTTCGAGCCTCGGCAGTTGGCTTTTGTAACGGGCCGGTGCCTGGTCCGGGATGTTGTCAAAGCAGTAGTAGAAGCGTCCTTTTAGCCTTGCCCATCTCCATGCTTTTCCGGTATCAGGAAGGGTGTCTTTGTTGCGCTTTGCAGGAGATACCGAGTCGAGGTACAGGTCACGAATTCTAGTGCGCAGATACCCCTCCGTTAATCCCTTCAAGTTTCGTAACAGTCCCTCCTGGCTAATCCACCACTTCTTGATTGTCTGTCCAGACTTGCGCTCAGCAATACAAATCAGGTCTTCGGGGTCGAAAGCGAAGCGGGTGTTCGGTGTGTCGTTCATGTCGGAAGCGGTCGTTACTATGAGTTAATTTTAGGCGATCGATAAGGCTGCTACTTTGCCAGTAAGTATCTCAGCTTTGCGATTGGCTTCTCGTAGCTTGTCAATTCTAAACCTGTTCAAAAAATCTGCGGCCTCTATGAGTAAATCTAAATCTTCGTATTCACCCTTGAAAACCAACCGCATCCATTCATCCGTGATCCCCTTCTTCCTACAGAAGGCAGCCATCGCGCCCCTGGTATTTTGGAAATTTTTGTAGAGTTGCTTCCGCGTCTCATTTACATCTGTAATTTTGCCCAT